CCCGGATCGATTCAATTGGGGCAGGAGCTACGGCGACTATCCGCATATATGGAAGCGGCGGAGTCGGCACTTCATGGACTTCGATTCTCGGAGAAAACAGCAAGGTTATACCTGCGGGTACGCTGCTAAATGTCACATACGGCAGCACGGTTTATGTGGCATGGGACGGATCGCGCTATCAGATGAAATCCGATCTCACGCAGACCTTTGCCGATACTTGGCTCCCCGTGGGATCAACATCTGTAATTTCCAATGGCGCTGGCCTCGTGCTTCCGCTGATCACCCCAGTCAGTACCAGCGGTCACATCATCGGGTATGACATCACAAATGGTGGGAACGATATCACTGGAACTCTTTCCTTCGCGATCGTCGACACCGGGGGCGGCACGGGCGCTACGGTTGGCCCGGCAACTATTTCGGCTGGCGTTCTTACCGCACTCGGAGCTGGCAACCCAGGAGCAAGTTATTCGGGAGCCACGACCGTCACGGCGAGCGGCGGGATTAGTGGTGGCGTGGCTGGAGGGGGAGGCCCCACCGGTAACAACAACGGACGGCTCTACACAACCTCATGAGCTACCAACTTCACCAGCAATATCTAGACCTGGCGAGCGGCTTTCATGTGATCGAGCTGCGTGACGAACGCGGCCACAAGCACCTGCTGCAGATCGCGGTAGGGCATGACGCCTGCCCCGCATGCGGGGCCGTGCATCCGAAAACGAACCTTGGCGAACTGGACCCAACCGCAGCCATTGTCACGCACAACGAAGCGCTGAATACGTCGCAGCAGAACATGCTCGAATATGCCAAGAAGCACGGGCTTGTCGTGAAGTGATGTTCCACATGGAACATAAGTGAGGCTTTCATTTAGGACCGCCGTCCCGGAAGACCTACCAGCGATTCAGCAGTTACATCAAGATCAGCAGCAAGCACAGGGCACCTCATACGAGTTGCCTTTTTTGTTTGCGCGCAACATCCCGATTGCTCTTGTCGGCGTGGACGATGTCGGCGTAATTCGGCAGTGCTTTTACTGTGAGGCCGTCTGCGAACTCCGCTTTGTTGGATGTGATCCCCGCGCGACGGCTTTATCTCAGCGCGAGAGTGACGGGCTTTGTTACGTATTAAAGCTTATGGGCTATCGGTGGCTAGAAACCTACGTTCCGCGAAAGTTGAAAAAGATGATTCAGAAACCGCTTCGACGTGCCGGATTTACCTGCGTTGATCAGGAGTTGGCGCACTTTACGCGCGATTTAAGGGAGAAACCATGAGCCGTGGGCAGGAATCCAGCGTTGTCAACACCGCTTCGAGCCAGAATGCAACCAACTTTGGCAACGCTCAGTCTGCATACGGCAACACGCAGAGCGACATCGGGAACTATCAGAACCAGCTGAACAAGTTTGTCTCCGGTAATCCGTACACGGCCGGTGGTGAATATTCGAGTACCATTAATCCCCAGCTGGCCAACGCCTCCGACGCCGGCGCCAACTCGCTCGCGGGCTCGCTTCAAAGCCAGGCTAAACGGACCGGGATGAACAGCGCAGCCAATGCGGCCACCGCAGCGAGTGGGGCGCAGGCGGACACTCGTGACCTATCCAGTGCTCTTGCCAGTTCCAACCAGAATCGCATCAGCAGCGAAGCCGGGTACAACCAGACCGCGCTTGGTGCTACATCCACGCCGATCAGTGCTGAATCTGGCTTATATGGAACTGCGGGCGGCCAAGCGAGTAGTGCGCTGGGAACACAGCAGTCTGCATCCACGCAACCAGGATTCTGGGATACCTTAGGCAACTCGTTCGCAGGCGCCTTGGGTCAGGCTAAGGGTGGTTCTGGAGGGCAGGGATAAATGGGCGGCTACAGCATTACAGACCCGACATACCAGGCACTGAGCTCGAGCGACGACGACCCCAGAGCTATGCTTGCCAAGATCATGAGCCCATCGAGTGCAGCACAATTGGTCGGCCCGCCACCCGACAGCCCGCCCGCGCATCAGCCAGGTGTGTCGACGCCATTGACCGGAACCCTTGCTGCAGCCCCATCGCAGGCGGTCGCCAAAAACATGGACACCGCATCCGGCCGGCAAGCGTACAACACCCCGCAGCAGTCACCCATTGGAGGCCTTGCTACGGGCGTGTCTAACCCCCCAAATGGCGGCGACGTCAACAGCATCGTAAACCCGGTGCAGCCTGCGCCAATAGCGGCGCGCACCGCAGTTCAGCCTGCAAACACTGGTCGCTTCGGTGTTCAGCAGGTTCAACCTGCAGTTAGTCCGACCAACATGGGTCTGCCGCCCGCCGTGACGCCAGCCCCATATCAACCTGGCGTGCCTTTAGCTGCCCAGCAAGCGCAGCGGTTGCGGTCGTATAGCTCCGGGCCCGGTCCAGCAATGTACGCCGCTTCTCAGTCGCCAGTAAGCACCGATCCGCGAAACCCTGACCCAAGCGCTTCTCTGCGGCCTGCTGGTAGTAGTGTTGCAGGACCTCAGCCCGTTTCACCTGCAGCGCCTACTCAGGTGCAGGGACCCTCTGCGCTGGATACCGCCCAAAGCAGGTTGGCGCAACTCACTAATTCCGGTAGCGGCGTGAGTCAGATTCAGAACCCATTCTTGCGAGGTTTGGCGCGGACGGCTGATGTCGCTGGTTCCATCCTTGCCCCAGGTGTTGCGGCCGCAATTCCAGGCACCACGCTTCACAATCAGCAGCTGATCGGACGCCAGCAGCAGATTGTCGGCAATGACCAGGCGCAACAGACGGTTGCGGCGCAACAGCAGGATATTCAGCAGCAAACCGCCCAGCGCGCAGCGACGGCAGCCAAAGAGACCGCTATGGCTGGGGCGGACACCCCGCGGCCGGTAACCGCGCAGGAGGCCGTGCAGGCTGGGACCCCAGGTCTCGAAGGCAGCATTATGCGGCCCAGCGACATCGGTAGGCTCAACCAGCGTACGGTCCAAAACCAAGGCCAGATAGACAAGCAGGATGATCCGGATTCGGTAGCCGCAAAGAATGCGCAATCGCTCGCGGATGTACGCCAGACGCAGCAGGTACTCAACAAGGCGAAGGCAGACGCCGCGAATGCAGATCCCAGCACGCCCGCTGGCAGAATGGTCATAGCTAAACTTCGCGCGGCAGAGGACGGCCACTCTGCCGCCATGGTCCGCGCTCAGGCGCAGATGATCAATGCCCAGGCGGGAGCATTTGGCACGGTCAACGGGCAGGCGCTGCCGGGAGCGATGCTCACCGATCAGGGTCAGCCGGTCGGTTCCCACTTCCAATCAAACGTCAGGCCTACCGGGGCAGAGCGCGGGAAGGGCGATCTGGCAACAAGCGCTAGGAAAGAAATCGGCACTATGCAGGCGATCGCCGAGAAGCATCCGGAATACTTTGGTCCCGGATATGGGCAGAGTCAGCAATTCCAGAAATGGATAGGTTCTCAAGATCCTGATGCCCAACGGTTCGCTACTGCTAAAGCGATCGCCGGCGAGCACGCTGCGGCGATGTTCGGGTCACACTCAAAAGAAGTCATCCAGCAAATTGACTCGGCACTTGGCTCGTTCCGCGATAACCCCGCCGCGGCTAAGGCAGCCATGGGTGAAGTGCTGGGCGCTACTGGTGTATTCGCCAAGGCCGGAACAATGAAAACCGTGGGTAGCAATGTGGCGGCCCAAGCGGTGCCTCAGAGAGATCCGACCATGCTTTACGCGCGCGACCCAGGCGGTAAGCTGCACGCTTCCCCGAAAGAGGGCGCTAAACCTCTGCCGGCCGGCTGGAAGTATGATGTGCAGCCCGCAGGAGGCAAGTAGTGGGAGGCTGGGGCGTACCGGTCGACGAGCAAAGCACTGCGGCACCCGCGGCATGGGGCACGCCCGTTGACGAGGACTCAGGGACCGTACAGCCCGCCATACCGCAACCAGCTAGCCCGGTCCAGAGTCCTCCAAACATGGGAATGATGGACTATGCCAAGATGGGCTGGAATGCACTCACCCAACCGGAAGCGACAGGCACGCGACCGGGCGTAATCGGACAGGCCGCGACAGCCATCCACAATGTCGGCGGCCGTGCCCTGAATGTTGTCGGGCAGGCGATACCGCAAGCGGCACAAGCGCTATCTGATGCCGGACAGCACCCACTCGATACCCTGATGAAAACCACCCCCATGGGGATGGCATCAGATGCCGCCAATGCTGTGGCCAGCCGGGTAGGAGAATTTCAGAACACGGCAAAGATGGATCTCCCCTTGGCAGCTGAGAACGTCGCTGGGGATGCGCTGGGAGCGTATGCGGGCAGCAAGCTCGTGGAAGCGGCCAAGCCGGCCGTGGCGGCTGCCGGTGATGTCGCAGGGAGGGCCAAGCAGTTCATCCGCCCCGCAACCTCAGAGGGTGTGGTCCCCGCACCGCAACAGGCGGCTGCGGGCTTGGCAAAGGCTATCAATCCCCCTGGTGGAATCCCAGAAGGGCTTGAGGATTCGCTGGCCAACCAGACGCCCGGGATCAAGGATTACGCGGCGCGCACCAGCAACCCACTCAACACCCGCTGGGAACTAGCCAAAGCAGCCCTCGGTCACGCCCAAGAACTGAACGACTTCTACGACCAGCATGTACTTGGTCCCAGCGCTGACCGGCCAGTCTCAATTGAGGGCACCGGATATCAAGGGGAGAGCAACGGCAACGGCAAGGCGACCCTTGGCCAGATCGATGACCGGCTGAGCGCAATCAACAAGCTGACCAAGCCAGCCTACAACAACATCAATTCCGGGGCCACCATGACTGCGCTGGAGCGGATGGGATTGGACAACGAGGCGGGCGCGCTGCGGTCGACCCTATACAACGAGCTGGCCAATGACACCGGTATGACGCCGGATGCCGTTAAAAAGCTGCGTACGGACTATGGCCAATCCTATGACATAGCCAGCAAGACGGACGCGGCACGCAGGCGGGTAGGCGTGGGGGGTCCCATCCCGCTGACCAAGGAAGGCCTGATTCAAAGCGTGCTCGAGAACGTGGTTGGCGGCCGGGATGCTATTGCAGACCGCGGCGTGCAGAGCGCATTGCAGCAGTTCAAGCCCGCCATGTCGCCGATTGCTGATATGCGGCAGAACGTCACCGGGTTTCGTATCCAAGCGGCAAATACCGCAGCGGCCAACCAAGCGGCAGCACAGCAGGAGGTTGCGCATGGCGTGGGACTTGGACAAGATGCGCAGGCAGCAGCCGCTCAGCGCGGACAGCAGGCTTCGGGAATCAGGGGGCAAAATAACGCCCAAGCTCTCTCTGCTGCGCAGCAGGAGGTTCTACACGCCCATGATCTACAGACGACCGCACAGGATGCCGCCGCACAGCGCGCAGGACAGGCGTCAACGGCGCGCGCAGGGGCGGTTCAGGCGGGCGGGCAATTCACGCAAACCACAGAACCGACCGCTGGGACGTTCAGCTCGCCAAATGTACCCAAGGGGCTGACCAGGTACAGCGGCGGCAAAGCCTACGCTCTAGACCCAAAGAGCGGCTGGTGGGTTCCGCAGTAGGCTATTGAGGGAAGAAAACCTTGTCCATCAGGCCGAGCGCGGCAAATACGCCCACGACGCACAGCAGACCAGCGATTGCGCCCAAGACGATCTGACCGGTGGCGAACAGCAGAACCGTCACCAGGGCGAGGGCTGCGATGCAGAACAGCGCAAACATTACTGAACTTCAATCGTCGCTGGGCACGTACTCCCCGCGAAAGTGCTCCAAAAGGTTCGGCCATACACTCGGTACTCGCATGCGACTCCGGGCGCATAGGTCGGGGTGGGCGAGTAGTGAGACCTTCCTGTCCATTGAGCAGTGGCGGCATAGGCTACGGCAGGCAAGAGAAGTACAAGAATCGCAATGGCTTTCATGGCCACAAGTGTACACCTGGAAAGGTAAAAGATGGGAACATCCAAAGTAACTCCCCCGGCCGGACTGCACCCAGATTCGCTGCCGCCTGATTATGACGGCTGGGACAAAGAGCCCACCGTCCCGGATCATCCGCTCGGAAGCATTCGGGCGATCGACTATGACACCGGCCTGCCCATAGTAAAGCGAAAGGCGGAACAAAGTGGAATATCTAACGCACAAGGAACAGGAAACGACACTTCAGGAAATAATGCGCAAGCTAGCGGAGTATTGGGAAAAGGTGTATCCGAAGCCAAGCCAGCCGCAACCCCTGAAGCCGGGAAGCCAACCCAGCCCAAAGCCGAGGAAAAGCCGGGCAAAACCCAAGAGCTAACCAAGGGCAGCCCAGTAACCCTACCTGACGGCACCAAGGGTAAGGTGATGCACATGGTGCAAAACATGGGCACGGTGCGGGTAAGAACTGATGACGGCCGCAATCTGACTGTACGGCAATCTGCACTGAAGGTTGCGCCTCACGTCATGGTCGTAGCACATGCAAGGAAGTTACCAGAGAGGTAGGTGATGCCCAATGCCAGAGACACAATTCCAAGGTCTGATCCGCCGCCCGCCGATGGCCCTAAGCGGGAACGGCTGAGGTAGCAGGGCTGTTGATGCCTAGAGACGGCGAAGCGGATGCTTTTCGATTTCTTCGGTAGTAGCCTTGAGAAAATTGGCAGCTTACAACCCTTCCACGCCGCCGCTGCAAATAAAGTATACGGTCACCGGAGCAAACCAGTTCTAAAAACTCTCTAATAAAAGGGGCACCACGAATGAAACACATACTCAAGCCAGAAGACATGGAAATGGCTCAGCTGTTCAACGAAGGGCTGAGCTATCGCAAGATGGCTGTAAAATTCGGCCTTGCCCTAAGGACCATTGAACGTAGAAGCAAGTGGCCGGAGATGATCGAATACAGAGCAAAGCTCTCTGCCGCCCAGGACAAAGCGATCGAGTCGCGCATGCAGAAGGAGGCCAAGCAAGCAGTGGCGAAGTTGCCAATCATCTTCAGGTTTGAGGATGCGGCCGAGCGGTTTCTTAAGCTTGCTGACCACTCGACCAGCGAGCTCTGCAGGCTGCAGGCTACGCGAGCGCTGATGGAACTATATGGGGTTGCCAAGGCTCCCTTGGGTGGCCAGGTCGATGATTTGCAGAACAGCACAACCCGACCCGACGTTTACCAGGCCGAGTGGATGCGGAAACCGCAGTAAATGAGCGAAAGATACAGGTGGCATCCTGAAACTGACGCCCAGAAGGCGGCATTAGATTCTCCGGCGGAGCTGCTGTTTTTCGGGGGATCTGCGGGGAGCCTGAAGACTGAAACAATTTTGATGGATGCGTGTCAGGAGATAAGCAACCCTAACCTGAACGCCATGATCTTTCGCTCATCTTACGTTGAGATGAAGGACATTATCCGAAAGTGCCGCCGCCTCTACACGCCCCTGGGCGGAAAATACAACGGTTCTACATATACTTGGACATTCCCGCGTTTCCCAGGAGAGTCTCCGCCCACAGGCGCGGCAATCAGGTTCGGCTATATGGGAAGTGACGATGACGTGTGGAAGCTGCTTGGGCTAGAACTGACCTTCATCGCCTTCGATGAATCCACTCGACACACTGAATTCCAGGTACGCAATGCGATCAGCCGTTTACGAGCCACAGATCCGACCATTAGAAAACGAGTGCGACTGGCCTCTAATCCGGGGGGCGTTGGTGCAGATTGGCACATGAAGCTATTTCTACATAATTACTGCCCAGTCCATCAGCCGGAGAAGTCATGCG